GAGATAATACTTCTGACTGGCTGAATACTACTGTCAATCAGACCTGGAGGGCTGGCATTAGAGCAAGAGATGTTGCTGTTGATCTAATTGATATGCTTCCTTTTGGAGTTGGAGAAATTAATCTAGCCAATAACATAGACTATCCAAAAGGAAAGACTTTTTCAGGAACTATCAAAACAGCACTTGAAGAAATAGCAATTGATGCAGCCACTAAACTGCATGTAGGCAGAAGCAAGATTTATCTCAGACCAGAAGAAGCCGGGACCAGGGAAATTGTTAATCTTAATCAAAGAACAGGCCTAATAGCTTCTCCACAAAAGATTGACGAGGACGGAGAAGAAGGATATAAGGTGCAATCTCTGCTTAATTATAGAATATGGGCCGACAGTATTATCAGCATAGATAGTAAGACTATTTCAGGCTTATATAGAGTCAAAAAAGGGCTGCATAAATTATCAAGCAGTGATTTTCTTACAGAAATGGAGGTTGTTAAAGTATGAGAGGTTCAAAATTAATGAAAAAATTGATTGATCAGGAATTAAAAGAGCTGCATGTAGCTTTGCCAGCTAAAATAGAAAATTATGATCCAGAAACTATGATAGCTGAAATCACTCTTTTATCTAAAAAAATATTGAATGATGAAGAAGTTACAATTCCCAAAATAATAGAAGTTCCTGTTGGCCATTTAAATGCTGGCCCTTTTGTGATTAGACCTCCATATCAAAAAGGTGATGTGGTCCAGGTGCTTTTCAATGAAAGAGCCCTGGATAAATTATTAATAACCGGCGATCCAGAAAGCGTTAAGTACAAAAGGAAACATGCTTTTGATGATGCTGTGGTAATAAAGGGTTTAAAAGCTGAACAGGAAAACAAGTTAAATTCTAACTATGGTCAAGATTTGCTTTTTGAAAATCAAGAAGCAGACAGCAGAATAGTAATGAAAGTTAATGGTGATCTATTAATTAAGACTAATGGAGAAACCACTATTAATTCTAGTGGCCCTGCGATAGTTAATGCACCAAAAACCACTGTTAATGGTGAAGTTGATTTGGCTGGAGGGGGCCCTCCAGTTGCAAGAGTAGGAGATGCTATCGAAACATATGTTAGTGGTGGATCATCTGCCGGTACTCATGTTGGTAAAATAACGGCTGGAAGTGGAAATGTAACATCCGGGTAAGTTAGGTGGTGATTATATGAGAAGTTTTTATTTTGATAAAGAAAAAGGCACTACAAAACTTAATGAATTACATGATATAGAAGAAGTGACAGGAAAGATGGAGCTTGAGCAAGCACTCTGGATCAGAATAATGACAAATCAGGGAGAATGGATTTTTGATTTAGACTTTGGTCACCCCTGGTTAAAACTTTTCAGAGAAAAAGCAACAGCCCGAAAGCATAGGTCAGAGCTAATCAAAACAATTTATAAAGAAGATAGAGTTAAAGAAATTTTAGAAATTAATGTTGATATTTCTGGCAAAAGCAATAGAAAGCTTAAAATATTTTTTAAAGCTTTGACTACTGAAGGTTTAATTGAATCGTCAGGGGAGGTGGAATTTTAATGTCTGATGAATTCGGTGTAACAGAAAAAGGATTTAAGAAAAAAACTTATCAAGATATTGTAGAATCTTTAGAAGAAAAAGCAAAAAGTCTTTTTGGAGATGATGTCAATTTGTCCTCTTCCTCTCCTAACGGCTGGTTTATAAGATTATTTGCTTTCAGCTTATCATTGATCTGGTCTGTAGCTGAAAAAGTATATAATTCAGCTTATGTAATTTTGGCAGAAGATCAAAGCTTAGATTATGCCGTATCTAATCTTAATGTAAAAAGAAAAGGAAAAAGAAAATCAGAAGTTCCACTGACTGTAATAGGAACCCCTGGTACTGAAATAGACAAAGGTTGGACTGTTGAAACTGAAACTGACAGTTCAATTAAATTTGAAACTAAATATAATACTACCATCCAATCAAATGGAGAAACAGAAGTCCAGTTAATAGCAAAAGAAGCTGGTGAAAAAGGAAATGTGCCGGCTAATACTATTACTGTTATTACTCAGCCTATTTCTGGTGTTGATTCAATTACAAATCCTATAGCAGCCGATTTTGGAAGAGATAGAGAAACAAATCACGAACTAAGAAACAGATATTTTAATCAGCTGGGCCAGAACTCTAGTGATGTAATTGCGGCTATTACTGCTGCAGTATCTGATATAAATGAAGTTAGACAGGTAAAAGTATTTGAAAATGATACTGAACAGACTAACTCTCTCGGTATGCCTATGAAGTCGGTATTTGCTGTAGTTCTGGGAGGGCTTGAAGAAGATATTGCTAAGGCTATTTATACTGCAAAAGCCGGCGGAATAAGAGCATATGGGGATATAATCACTGATGTATATGATGAAGGCGGAACGGTCCATAAAATAGGTTTTTCAAGGCCTACTGATGTAGAAACATACTACACAATAGATCTTATAACCAATGATGATTACCCAGTTGATGGTGATGATTTAATAACTGATGCTATTGTCGATTATTTAGATGAATTAATTATAGCTGATGATATTATTCACTCTAAAATCACTCAAAAAATACATGATGCCTGCAGCGGGATTGTTGATTTTGAATTATATATAGGTACAGCTGCTGATCCAACTACAAAAGATAATATTGAGATTTCAGGTTTAGAAGTAGCAATAACTGATCCGACTAAGGTTGTGATCAATCATGTCTAAAATTTTAGAAGCAATGAAAGAAAAATTTATAAGCTTTATAAGTAAAGAAGATGATTCTAACTTTGTTAAGAAGCTAAAAATGTTAGCTGAAGAAATGGAGATTGTTCAAACTGCTTTTGATGATATAGAAGAAGTTAAAAATCTAAATGATGCTTATGGCAAAACACTTGATCATTATGGTGCAAATGTCGGAGAATCAAGAAAAGGTAATGATGATACTTTATACAGGCTGTTAATTAGAATTAAAATAGCAGAGAACACCAGTGACGGCTCAATACCTCATATAATAGATGCTTTAAGTCTAGCAATAGATAGACCACCCGAGGACATCTATGTTCAGGAAGGGTGGTCTTTTGTTACAGAAGAGCAGCCTGCATCTATATTTCTTTCCTTCCCATCCGAAGTTTTTAGCGATTACAACATTACTTATGAAAGATTTATTAATTTATTTAATAATGTTGTAGGCGGTGGAATAAGCACTGATTTCTTCTTAATTGAAGAGGATGACATCAATATAGTTGCGACAATGCCCTATACTGAAATGTCTACTTTGCCGTATTGCGACACCGTAAAAACTGGAGAATGGACTGATCAGTTTACTGGTGAAATCTATTTAAGTAATGTGTATGAGAAATATTCTACTGAAAAACAGGAATATCCATTTTTAGCTGGGTTGTATTCCGGCAGTACAGAAATTGATTACCCGCAAGGTGTTATTGACAGTATGAAGGTGCAAGAAATTTACAGCACCGCTGATCAAGTATTACCCTTTACAGCTAATTTGATTTCTGGAGGATATGAAGAAAGCAACAGAGGTTATAGTTTTAAATCAATACTTAACTTTAATACCAGCTATGAAAAGTACACTAAAGATTATAATTACTGCAATACCTTTAGATGCGGGGAGGTGGCAATATGATCACAAGTGCAGGCCTCAATAAATTAGCACGAGAAACTGACAGTTTTATTAGTCACGGCACTTATACTGTCAATGGCCAGAAAAAAGAAACTGACATTTATAAAGTTAAAATAGATGGCAGCAAACTTAGAATCTTTCTCTATTTAAATGAAGCCGAGGGAGTTGGGGACCTAACCAATTTTGAGCTCATTGATGATGAAGGAAGTATTTTTGCTGATAAACCAGATCAGATAGAAAAAGGAGATTTAAAAGGTTTATTGATCGCTTTTGATTTTGATATCCAGGAGGTGTAAATAATAAATGATATATGATGAAAATTATACTCCACTCGAGTGGATAGATCATGTAGTGGATGCAGATGGTAATGTTATACAGCAGGGTACAGTTATAAGTAAAAAGAAAATGGAAAGAATTGAATCCGGTGTTCAAACAGCTTTAGGACCATCCGGGATACTTGCTTTCCAGACTCTGCAGTTTGTTCAGAAACTTAACCAGGAATTTGAGAAAATAAAAAAGCAAAAAATAATGCAGGGAGAAGTGACTGTCACTGCTGATAATTATACAGCTGTAGCTTTAGATGGTTTT